TCATTGGATTGGCGTACTGACGCCTGATACTCAACTTCCCCGCTAGCCATCTTTTGGGCATGCAGTAAAGCAGCATCAGACATAAGTATCTTAGCTTTTTGCTTGTTAGCAAATATAGCTGAGCCAGTTTTTAATACTGTTGGTAAAAGTGATAACCACATATTAGAATATGATTGATACAATAATAATTGCTACTACTACGCCAACAACTACTTTTAATTTGGGCGATAGGTCGGCCCATTTGCTTTTGATTTTTTCTAACATAGTTTCCTCCTGTTAAATTAACGGAAAGTTATCACGATTAATCGTAACTTGCAAAGTAATTTCCTGAAGTTATTACATTTCTAGCATAAGCATCACTAAAACCACGTGCTATCAAGTCTTTATATTCATTTGAATTTTCTATAGTAACGCCATTATCTCCATAACTTCCGGTTACAGTATCACTAGTTCCTGTATCCATACGCATACGATCGACATTACCTCTAGTAGCTTCTCTTTCTTCTTGTTCACGCATCTGTTCAGCTAAAGCTTGACCTAGTTGTGTTTGGTTTAATCCACCCTGCATAGTGGCTAAATCGTTTAATTGAGAGCTGTTTAAACTTGCTATATTGCCAGTATAAGTACCAACCATATTATTCGATGGATGTGCTCCGGTCCAGTTGTTAGGGTCTTGTAAATTATATTGTGTATTAGTAAACGGATTGATTGCATCAAACATGTTAAACGCTGCTCCAATAGATCCTGGAAGACCTGTAAAATCTTCCATTGAAATATTAGAAGTGAATTCTTTTATATCTGCCCAAGACATATTACTTGCCTTATCAAAAGCATCTAATGCTTCAGCTGTCATGTTTTCTGGATCAAAATCTAATTTATCTAACATTTTCTTTTTGTCCCAAGAAGCTAATGAGTTCCAATTATTTTCAAACGATTCTTCTGGGGTTGGTGCTAAACCTGAAAACCAATCAAAAACACCTTGAAAAAACCCTGGCTTGTCTTCTTCTTCTCCACCAGGAGGACTGGTTATGCTTCCAGGAGGACCGTTTCCTATTCCACCAAATGGTCCCCCCGTAGGACTAGTAGTAGGACCACTAGTAGGACCACTAGCATTATTACCTGATTGATAACCACCGCCAGATGGACTATTGCTTGGATCATTACTTGCATCTGTATCTGCGGTAGATCCAAAAGAATCACGGTCACCCCAACCATTATAATTAGGTATATTTTGTATCTCAGGTCCAGTGTTAGGCGGAGTAGTGCCGTGCATATCTAAACTAGATAATAAATCTGCCTCCTCTGGAGTTATATAAGCTAAGTCAACTCTGTGCTTACCTTCACCAAAGTGTCTTGGAATATTACTTACTTCTGGTCCACGAGCAATTTGAGAAGGATCTTGTTGTTGTCTTGGAAAAACATCCAAAGAACCCCCTCTACCTAAGTGTTTTCTAGTCTTAAATAAACTACTTATGCCCATTTTAATTGACCTTTTTAGTAGCTGATCTTTGTTTATCTATGCTTGAAATGCCTGATTTAGCCATAGAAACAGCCGCTCTAAGCTTCTGATGTTGATCATTTTGCTGCATTTTAGCTTCATCTGTTTCTCTAGCTTGCATCATCTTCATCATATCAATATTTGCTCTAGTTTCATCATTTTCTTCTTTTCTTTGTTGTTCTGAAGCCTTAATTTGGTTTTCTTCGGCTTTTAAACGCAATAATGGGTCACTATCAAGCTGATTTAACACTTTTTTCTCTTGTTCGGCGTACTCAGCCATGCTTTCAGCCACTAAAACCGCTTTTCTAGACTCTAACATCTCTGTTGTCTGCTTCATTTGTTGTTGCATCTGCTTAATTTGCGGATTTTGACGTGGATCTTGCCCTGCTTGTTGTGCTTGTTGCATTATTTGTTGCATTTGTTGTCCCATTTGCTTCATTTGTTGCATTTCGTCTTTAAATTCCATTTGCACTTGTTCTGTTGCCATCAAAGTGATGTGTTCTAAACAGTTTTTTTGTAAAGACATCAATACTGCAGGATTTGTTCTTACTGACATAGTGCCCATAAAACTTAAGTGTGCAGCGATATGTGCTTGGTGGTCTTGATTTGGAAACGCTTGAAATTTTTTCCCTGATAACGCTGTTATGTTTTCAGTTGCCGGATCAGATGGTTTTGGTTTTTTTGGTGGTGGTAATAACGCGTCAATATTTTTAACTTCTAACGCTTCATACATATCACGGTAAGCTTGATACAAGTTATGCATCTTTGGATTAGACATTGCCATTTGTAATTGTGTTTGAGCAATACTAATTCTTTGTGTTTGTGAAAAGATGTTTGGATCAGCTATTGGAATAATATCAACTTGTTTGTCAAAGTCTTTAGCAAAAATCTTTTTCTCACCGCCCACAACTTCGAATGGATATTCCGGTGGTAGATAAGTTACAAAACAATCTGCTAATAACATGAACTCGCATTTCATTGCTTGGTATAAACGTTTGTGAATTGCGCTCATGACTCTAGAACCACGTTCTAGTAACGCAACAGTAGTTCCAACTGCTGCTGATTGATTGCCGTCACCAACTTGCATGTCTGCAATAGACGCAAAACGCTGGGCGCCCTGGACTACTACTCCCATTAGACTTAACAGCGTCTGTGATGGTTCTTTAAATGGTAATGGCATAAATGCGTCTTTAAGATTTCCACCAGGAGCATCAACATCTCTGAACTCACCCGGCTGCAACGGTTGCGCTTCGTCTCTGACGCGAATACCTCTTTGTTTGAATCCGGACGGTAAATTAGACAAGGTGCCAGCATCAAGAAGTTGTCTTAACGCGGCAGTGGCAGTTCTAGAAAGTCCGCCGATCATGTGAATAAGCCCGAATCCATAAAAGCCTAGTCCTGGTAGAAATTTGAAATGCACAAAATAATCTTTGCGTTTACGAGTTGGATCTTGTGCAGAATAGTTACGTCGAATAGAAAGCACTGTGCCTGAACCTTCGTCAACTGTTATAATGTAAGGAACTTTAAGACCAGTGGCTTCTTGTGTTTCTGGGTTCATGTCTTCAAACCCTGGTATCTCTAACTCAGCATGACATTCGAGTAAGGTATAAACTTCATCAGCGTTTGATTGCACACCTTGTAATTCATCTTTTTCTTTTTTAACATCACTAGGATCATATGAACTTTCTTGTACTTCAACATCAGAATAAAAACCGGATAGTTGTAGTTTAGTTAAGTCATTACCCGTCATTTTAATTTGATGAATAATACAATCAGCGTCTTCTAAGCTGGTTGCAGAATAGGGGACGAATAAATCTTCTGCTGGAATAAACTTAGATACACAACGTTGTAGAATTGAATCGTAATAAATTTTCTTAAAAGTAGAACCTGCTAGCGGTAAGTTAAATAACATTTGATCAAACTCTGGCTCATACTCTTTCATATTAACCATGATCTGATAATTCATAAATTCTTTAACCCGCGTTGCCTGGTCCTCGCGCTGTGGAGTTTGTTTCCCAACTATTTGTGTTCTGACCGGCCCACCTGCTGGAAGTAATTCTTTGTAAGCTAATGCTTGAAACTGGGTTACCGCTTCTGCTAGTACTGGATGTGTAGCACCGGAAGCACCTTGAAATGGTTCTACTCTAGACTCATATTTAAAACCCAGTAGTTCTAAACCTTTGGTGTAAGTGTCTTCCCATTCTTTTCTAGTAGCTTTGTAGTCGTCGTATAAATCTATCATTTCGATGCCAAGTAAATTCAAAGCATTTTCATCAAGAAAGTCTGCTAAGTTAGCATCGTGCTGTTCGCCACCTTCAGTAGCCATTGCCATTGGATCAAAATCAATCGTTGCCCCACCATCGGCATCTTCAACTACTTCGATTGGTTGTTTGTAGTTTTCTTGGATTGCCATATCCTTTTGCATGTCTTTAGGACCCGGTATAGTTACCGTAGTTCTTGAAGCTTCTCTATCTATAGCCATTATGTATTAGTTCCTTTTTGTTTAAATAAGTTGCTTATGCCCGCGTGCATCGGTCCGCGTTGCGGGGGCAGTGTGCCTTGTGGCCTGATCACTGGACCGCCGTTCGCGAATGAAAAAGACATTTCTGCATTGTAACTAGGTTGTCCTTCCCGTGGTATTACGGTTCCTACGTTTAAATTTTTATTGCCGTCATTATAATTAATGCCACCAAAAAATACATCGTCCATACTATTATAATAACCCTGGCCTGACAAACCTTCTTTTTGCAATGGAATTGAATAACCATTCTCTCTATTACGATTTAAAATCCTCGCCATCTCTGATTCTCTTTGCCATGCCGCTTGCATACGAACTCTTTTTTCGTATTCTTCTTTGGTCAGAGGTTGTACTGAGCTACCATTTTCATAACCAACTCGACCACCTTGAGCAAAGCCATCGGTATCAGTTTTTGTAGTGTTTGTTAAAAAATCACCAATAACATCATCTGATTCTCTTGCGGTCATCTTACCGGCGGTAGCAAACTTCTCTATATTACTAATACCTAGTTTTAAATCGTCAATACTACCTAGTGTGTTCTCATAATCTTGGTATTCTCCTTTTTGAAACTCGCTGGCATAAAATTCAGAATCTTCTACCAAAGATTTACCACCTGGTCGTTTGATCTCGGTTGAAGGCACATATTCAAAAGAAACTTGTTGCATGTTCTCACCTCGAGCACTTATTTCTATATTACCACTTACTGCATCTTCGTATAAATAATATTCGTCACCGTCAGGTGATTTAAGCATATAGGTGTTAGTAGGATGACGACCACCGGTAGCAATTTCAGTTTGTTTGCCTTGCGTTTTAATTTTGTTAACTAATAACGGAAACCAACTTGGCATTCCTTTAGCAGACATTTCTGCAACTACTTTTGGTGCTACTTTAGTTGCAGTTTTTCCAAACGGAATCATGAGACTGGCAATACCTGCACCTAAACCTCCTAAAAAAGCTCTTCTGCTTACTGGAAAACCTTTTTTAGCTGCGTCTTCAC